GGAAATTGACCCTGTGATACTGCCCCACGTCGCACCGCCACCGCCACCTGTTGCCGCCGTGGACTGAGTTGTGCCGTCCGCGAACGTCAGCACCGCACCCGACCCCGAAGTGATCGTCAGCCCGGGAGCCGTCACCGCACCTGTGAAGGTTGCACCGCTAAGATTGGCTTTTAACGCCAACAGGGAATCGGTTGAAGCTTTGGAGTAAATGGATAACGACATTTTAAGAAACGATTAGTTGAACCCACGACCCAGACTGTTGGATATAGTAGTTGCCGTCATTGGGAGCCTTCGGCGTGTAGGTCGAGGAAGCGGAGGAAATGGTCAGGTAGGGAGTCAGCGCCGACGAGGTGATGTAGCCCGCTGGGTTTGACGTTGAATACTTGCCGTTTAAAGCGGTCTGCAAATCAGTCTGGTTGCTCAGCGTCCCTGTGATACTGCCCCACGCTACGGACGACAAAGAATCCACCCAATGGGTGTTGTAATTCGTGCCATCAATCTTGGCTAAGACCTGCCCAGCCGTCCCGCCAATGGGAACACCTTGACCCGCAGGGCCTGTTGCACCCGCAGGGCCGGGAATCCCTTGAATCCCTTGCGTCCCTTGAGGGCCTGTTTCAAGCTGGAAGTTAAAGACCGCAGCCGATGACGTGCCGACATTTGTGACCGTTGGAGGCGTGCCATTGGGAACCGCGAACACCGAGCCGACTGCGATCGTCGCCGCCGTGCCAGGGAGTCCTTGCGGGCCGGGCAAACCTGTGTTGACCGTCACCGTCGCAGGGGCGGGCGTGGAAGCCGCGAGTGAAGCGGCGGTTTGAAGCGTGATAGTTAATGCCATAACGCCTTAGCCGTAAACCATCGTATTCCCTGCATAGACCCCCGTAATCGAGGGCAGGACTTGGAGTTGAATTGATTGCGTGTAAAAGATGGAGGAGTCCCCTTCGCCGAAGGAAAATTGAATGTCAAAGTAGCCTGTCCCCAGCACCCAATTCAAGGTCGAGAAAGGGTAAAGGAGCGTAAAGGTAGTGGGCGAGGTCGTGGTGACCACTAGCGGGTAATAATTGTAGCCCGCGTCACGGACTGCCGAGGCAATCGTCACCCCTGTCAAATCCGTTGGCCCGCCTGTTTCGGGGGTGTAAACGCAGGAAGCCCCAAACGAGGTTCCCTGCTTAAATGCGATTGGAGTCTGCCCCATAGAGGGGCGGGAATGTCAAAGCACCTTATGGCCCGACTTCGACCGTCGGCAACAAGCCACCGCCTGAGAACTTGTCGCAATCGCTCCACGCACCCTCGAAGGACGTTTGTTGACTGTTAAAGTCACGCGTCGTGAGCCACGAAGGGATTGGAGGTGTCCCGACCGTGTTATCGTAAAACAGCGTCCCTTGAATCTGAATGTTGTTTGAAACAGCGATAGGGCCGACAAGGTATTGCGTGACGTTAAATTGCCCAGCCGTTCCGTCCCAGACGACCTTGGCGATCGGTAGGCGCTGACAGTTGTATTGGGCAAAGTAATCATCGGAGGTGCTTACCGCGTTGTTAAAGATAGCACCGGGAATTGGGTCAGGAGATGAAGGGTCAATGATTTTCACGGAGATTAGCCCGGCGCTGACCGAGTAAGCCACCTGCCTGTCAGTCCCCTCGTTCCAAGGAGTCGACTTCGTATAGCCGTCCCCTCCGTCGGGTAGCACAGCGACGCAAGGGGCAAAGCAGAACGTTGCCCCATACCCGCCTAGTCCCACTTGGTTGCGAAGTAGGACGACCCAATAATTGGTGCCAGGGGTTAAAGTGACGTAGCCGCCGAGATTAATAAACGGAGAGAAATAGTCGGAACCCGTCGTGACGCTTCCTGTTGGGTATGCCCCAAAAGCTTGCGTCGTGTATTCGTGCGTCTCATAAAAATCTTGCGCTAAAATGCGACCGTAGGCTACTTGCAGATTATTCCCTGCGACGACGACTTGGTGCTGTTGAACTTCGCCGATGGGAAAATCGGGATTGTATAGAACCTGCGTTCCGCCTGCACCGTAGGCCGTGATGACGCCGGCCCCGAGATAGGGTTGGACTGTCCCTTGCATCAACCCCGAATTGAGGTCATTAAGCTGAGACGCAGAAATAACGTCCCCCGCCCCGAATCGCGAGGCATACAGTGAGCCGTTGCCGGATATGCCAGAGTCACGAATCATTAGCCGAAGATAACTTCAGATAGAGGGTAGATTGAGGGGTTCCAGCCAGCAGTCCCGCCGTATTGAAGGTCGTAGGTGACTTTGCACATCGGGGATTCGGTTTCAGAAATCGGGCGACCAATCGGTTCAATCGGGGCGGCGGTGACTAGCCAGCGTGATCCGTAGGTCGGGCCGTAAACCAGCCAGGGATAAATGAGCGTCTGCGAATCACCGCTTGTAAGATATGACCCGACTGCACCGCTTAACTTTTCAGCCATCCCTTGAGCCGAGGAATTGAAATACATTTCCCCGCGTACGGTGGTCATCGGGCGAAGGTATTGGCGGATGCCTTGAAAGGGGTTTACCGATGAAGTTTTACTAACACCAAACCCTCCAAACGTATATTGATTCGACGCAGCGTTGGGGATGAAGATTGCACTATTCTCGGGAGCCGATGGCGTTCCACCGAGGGCTTGCGGATCAACGTAGTAATCGCTGGTCGTCACCGTCGTAAAGTTCGGGTGCGTTTCAATAGGTTGCGCTGCGGTGTTTACTACTCCGTGAATATGCGGAATCGTGTAGCCTGTTTCCTGTTGGACGCCAATATAGTCCACCTTAATCTTTGCAAGGTTGGCTTTGTCGAGGGTGACGCCATAACGATACGACGTCATATTGAAACCAAGGTCAATAGGGTAGGCGACTCCAGCGGTGAAATAACTTAACGCGTCGGGCAAAGCCCCTTGGTCAACCGAGAAGGTCAAAGTTGCTTGGGCAAGGCCATAAGCGTCGATTTCAATAGCCCCGGTAGGGTCTTGAAGGGGAGTCGTTAAAGGGTTGCCGTAATTCGTTGACATAATTATTTGCCCGCCTTGGCAGGAGTTTGGTCGGCTTGTTGATTAGCCGGGTTAGTGTTTTGGGCGATTTGTTCCGTCGCCGATGCGGTGCGTTCCGTTGCGGAAACGACCGAGTCTTGATAAGTCCCTGAGTAAATCGAACCAATGTCACCCGCACCGATGGCCTGAAGAGTTGAGACGACGGCGCCGGATTTAGCAAGGCTGGTGGCTTCGTTTGGAACGTTCTTCTCGCTGTAATCAATGTTCTCGTTTGCTTCCTGCACCGCTTCGATGAGTTTATCTAAGACCGCTTGTTGATCTAAACTGTAAGCACTTCCTAAAATCTTGCTGTAAGTCGATTCGCCACCAAAAGCTTCTTGAGCTTGCTCCAAGATTTCCTCATTGGTCAGACCCAACTTGCGACCTGCACGCAAAGCCTGTTGAACAATCGCACTTTGTTGCTCTTCGGTGGCCTTGCTAAAATCAGCCCCGACAATATTTAACTTGTCCATTGTATCGATGACTGCACCCGAAATCTTTTCTTTGATTTCAAAGTCACCCAGCCCCGCCGTGATACTGCGAATAAACTCATCCCAAGCGTGACCCGCTGCTCGCGCCGCTTTCTCAGCCGCCGCACCTGCTTTGATTTCGGCGTCCGTAAATAACTTGGTGCTTTCCGCAATCTCTTTAAACTTTTCTGAGCCTTCCGTAAGCATCGGAATAAGGTCAGCACCCGATTTGCCGAAAATCTTAATAATGTCTTCGGTGTAAGCCGTGGCGTCGCCTGTCCGCTTAATTTCGTCAGCGAGTTTGTAAATAACGTCCGTGGCCTTGAGGTTTTTAACTGTCACCGCGTCCGTGGCGAAACCGAGGCGGTTCAAGGTTTCGAGCTGAGACGTAGATCCGCGAGTCGCTTCGTTTAGGAACTTGTTTGTTTTAACAAGGGCGTTGGCAATCGAATCCAACCCGACCCCGCTTTCCTTGCCCGCCTTCCCTAACACTTGCAAGTCCTCGGCGTTTGCCCCGGTCTTTTTAATCGTGTTGCCTAACTCCAGAAAGTAAGACCCCGCTTCACGCATACCCGAATAAATCGAGGAAACAATCGAGGACACCGCAAAAGCACCGAGGAACATCTTGGACGCTTTCGACGCAGCGTCCGCAAAGGAGTTTTGAATCGCCGTCCCCGCTTGCTTCGCCGCAGCGTCAGCACCTTTAGGGACGTCCGAGAAGTCCCCGCCAAACTTTACTTTTACGTCGTCGCCCATTGGTTAGTTGCGGTTATAGTTTTTAGTGTTTTTAGCCTTCGACGCTTCTTCGGCTTTATAACGTTCCATCGCTTCCCATTCCTGCTCAGAAACGACGTCGATTTTAGCACCCGCCGCCCGACAATGAGCGACGTGCAACCAAACGGCCTCGGCTTCGGGCATCGTCCAAGCTTCATTGAGCGTGCAACCGTTGCGGACAAGCCCCGCAATAATGGCAAGTTGCCAGGGGATGCCTCCCGGGTCTTTCGACGTGTCTTTTTCCCAGAAGCGACACCACAGGGATTGAGCGTTAAAATAAGTGTTTAACTTAATCACTTCGGCGTAAAACTTTACAGGGAAGTGCGTGTAATACGCTAGCAGGAAAGACTCGCGCAAGGTAGCAGGCTTGCGGACGGCTTCGGGGTCGTGGGTGGCAAGGACGCGGACAGCAAATAGCAAGTCCTGCGGGGTGATGGTTCGGTTGCCACCGATCACAGGCGAGTCCACCGCTTCGAGTAGCACCCGATGACGGAGACAAAAGGGTAAAAGACGACGACCGCCGACCTTGAGAGTCGGGGTCTGAATCGTCGCGGCTTTAATCCAACGCTTTTCCATCGTTGGGGTATCCCTTGCGGGATTAGGAGGTGGTGATACCTTGATACTTCTTAGCCTTCAAAGTGATTTTACGGAAGGCGTTGTTTTGACCAGCATCATCGACTGAAATGATGATATAGGAAACGCCCGCGTAGGTAATCAACTGAGCAGGAAGAGGAATCGTCGAGGAGGGCTTGAGAACGCCGTTAAGGGTCAGCTCGTCGCGTTGGTCGTCCAGGCGAAGGGTAGCCACCACGCCGGTCTCATTCATCACTTCGGCTTGGATGATGTCGGTTTTAGAAATGTCGTCCGATTGCAGGGTGACAAAGCTGGCGGTGTCATATAACGCCCAGACTTGTGCCGTTCCGTAAGTGGTAGGAGTTGCCATTGTAGGTTGTTAAAGGGGCGGGAATGTCAAGACGCGGGCGGGTAAACCGCTACCAGCGTGTATTGGATAGCGTTGCCATAGCGACGGTCGGCGACGGCCTCGTCATCGGAGACAATCTGAGAGAAGTAAAGCGAACCTTGCGTCCATTGGGCTTGGATGGCGGCGGTGTTTTCCATAATCCCCTGCGTCACTTCGACCCGCTGGCGGTGTTCGGCGAGGGTTGAGTCATCTGCTGAGGAATAGACGTAAATCTTGAGGGTGATTTCAAAGTTGCCCAGGGGCGTGCCACCAAGGTCGGGATGCGCGCGTGCCGATTCCGCGTGAATGATGATGATGGGCAGGTTGCGGGTCTGATCCGTTTGCCCCAAAGCAATCTCGACGCCGGGAAGCGACGCAGCGTTTGCCGTGAATAGGTTTGCCACGCTTTGCTCAGCGATGGTGCGGATTCCGTAGAGGGTTGTCATTGGGTAAAGTGTTGCCACGTGCTAGAGGCTTCCCAGAGGGGAATCTTCTTCTTATTCATCACCGCAGCCATTTGCAGTCGCATCTTTTGGGCGCGGGATTTGATAGCGAGGCGTGTCCAGCGTTCGTTGCCTAGCTTATTTCCGATGGTATTACCCACCGTCACTTCTGGAGCCGCTTCTTTTTGGGTGTCGTCCTTAGCGATGGCGTTCTGCTGGCCTTGCAAATCCTTTGCCCACGCGGGGGCGGTAATCTTCGCCCCGATTTGCAGGGAGGCGAACCAATAAGCCGATTTGAGGATGCCCACGTTGTCATCCTTCATTCGGATAAAGCGTTCAATGTCCTTCTCGGATTGCACGATGGCAAAG